GGTTACAACGCCAAGACCGGCTCTCATTGGAACACTGAACGCGTCAGCTTCCGGAGTATTCTGGTTGATCAGGTTGTCGAAGCCGACAGCCCCGAGGTTTTCGTCAAGTCTCATTATTTTTTACCTCCGTTCTTCATTTTGTTGTAGACGTCCACGATCGCGCTCACTTGCTGAGCCTCGTCAGGTTCTCCGTCTTGGTTCCCGGCGTTAGGTGCTGCACCGACGCCTTCAGCTCCGGACGCTTTGAAGTCCTTTGCACTATTTTCGAGGTGCTGCGTGCCGAGTTTGGCCTGCTTTTGCATAGCTTTTAGAGATAACTCTGCGGCTGTGCATGGGGTTTCGCCGTACTTGGCGTCGGCCACGAGCTGAGGATCTCCGACCACTGACTCGATACTCTCGATGTCCTTGATGCGAGCTCTCTCTGCTGCGATAACTTCAGCGCTGACGGTTCCCTTTGCTGCTGCTTCAATTTGAGCAACGAGCTCGGGATGGTCTTTTTTCAGTTCTTCCATGTTCATGGTTTTTTTGCCTCCTCCATTTGGTTTATCTATTCCAGCCGCCGGGCCTTTTGGCGCTGCGGGTAGAACGCTTTTGACCGGGATGCCCCCGGGGATGTTGTGCAGCCCTTTGATGCTTTGCTTGATCCCATTGACAAGGATCACGCTCTTGTCTGCACTCATGCTCATTTGTGGATCTGATCCTTCGAGCAGTGTGTTGGCGAAGCCTTTGTCGACGGCTTCCTTGCCCGTCATCCACGTCTCCTTTGTCATCATTGAGCGAAGTGTTTCCACGTCGGTGCCGGTCTTTGCTGAGTAGATCTCAGCGATGGCCCTCTCGGCTGCGTCGAAGCCTTTGATCACTTGCTTCAGATCCGTGATGTTGTAGTAGTCATAGAATAGGCCACTCACTCCGTGGATCATCACGAGGCTGCCGGGGTAGACTTGAATGTCGTCACCTGCGCACATTATGACACTGGCTGCGCTTGCTGCGATTCCTTCGACGATGACGGTCTTGGATCCGGTGAGTCCTTTGATCGCGTTGTGGATTGCAATGCCCGTGTAAAGGTCGCCGCCCACACTGTTGAGCTTGACGGTGATCTTGCCTTTCCCTTTGACAGTCTCCAGATCTTCGAGGAAGCCCTCGGGGGAGATATAGAGTCCGGGAAGTGCCTCGCCAGTCCACCAGTCGATCGGCTGGCTGCTTACTACTTCGCCGTAGAGTGTGATCTCGCCCTCGTCGTCAGACACGGACGCGACGTTCCAAAACTTTGGCGCTGTGGCTGGAGCTGCTGGAGCTGGCCCGTTAATCATTAGGGGCTTTTTTCTTTTTCTCATTGTCGTTTCCTTCCTTTAACGCTTCGAGTGGTGAGCTGTGCGCCACCGCCTTGATCTGTGCCATTCGCTTCCGCGAGCTTGGCGTTTTCTCGTGCGAGCTGCTCGACATTGTTCTCCCATTGGCCGCCGTTGAGCCTGATGGTTGACTGTTCGCGAGTAGTGAAGCCCTCGCTGACTGCGAGGATCTCGGCTGAGATCTCTTTCACTGGGTCGAGTTGTCCTTGGCTTGGCCCGATCCATTCGCTGCCGAGCCATGCGGCCCGGATACTTGGATCAAAGAAAAAGCCCGGGGCAATTATGCGGCCACGAGCGACAGCTTCAGCCATCCACACTTCATAGATAGGGCGGCAGAAGTCATTCGTGAACCATTCGCGGCGCATCCTGAACGCCTTCCATGCTTCGAGTAGTGCGGCCCGGCTTGCCGAGTAGCTTGCGTCGAACGCTTTTAGCAGCAGGTCGGCCGGTATTTCAAGAGCTGCACCCACCTGTTCACATATGGATCGAGTGAAGCCGTCGAATCCGCTGGACGGCCTCTTTGGATCTGCGAAGGTTACGTCCTCGCCCGGTTTCATGATGTTGATCTGTCCCGGGCCCATTTCGTATTCATTGGGATCCGTCGAAACTTGGTCGAGCTCGCTGCCGGTTTCATTGAACGGCATATCTGTGGGCGTTCCCTCTGTCTTTATGAAGGCCGTGAAAAAGCTCTCGACGACTGCTGCCGTCAGTTCGCTCTCTGTGTACCTTCTAAGCTGAAGCAGAGGTTCGATAACCTGCGCCAGATAGCTGACGCCACGATATTGATCGGGACGTTCTGAGCTCATGACCTGCACGATGTTCGGCAGGCCAGTCAAGTCTCCATAAGCCTGCACTCTTTTCCACTCCGTTGGCCCTGCGCCGAACTGGAGGGGGTAGGTGTTACGGATGTAATAGGCGACAACCTTGCCATCGACGTCCACTTCGACGCCGTCATACACTCGGTTCCCGTCTTTGGTCTTGCCGAAGGTGTTGATGATCGAGCTGATTGTGCCCGAGTAATCAGGTGTAGCGATGCGGTCGGCCTCTATCAGGTGTAGCCGCAGGCTGTACGGTTCGAGTTGAGAGACGGGGTATTGTTTAAATAGTGCAAAGACATCGCCACTTGTCAGCCATGAGACGAGTGCCAGCTGCTGCATGGCGTAGAAGTCATTGATCCCGGTGGCGTCGCAGGCCCTTTTATGAGTTGCCCACATGGCAAACTCTGCCTCGGTTTTTTTCTGCCACGCCTCAGCATCTTCAGGAGTGAGTCCCAGCCGGTCGCGGTCGATCCTGCTTTTCGGTTTCAGGCCGATGCCGATGACGTTGGTTCGGTTGGTATTGATCGCGCTGGTTGCGATCGGTGCGGCCATGTAGAGCATACGGGCGCGTTGTCTGAGGGTGAAGTTGTTCTGGTCGATGTCCTCGTGAGGGCTTCCGCTTGCAGCATTAAAGCCTTTGGTTGCTTTCTTTTTCCAGCTCGCTCCAGCTTCGCCATAGCCTTTGTTTATTGGCCGAGTCGATGCTCTCGCGTTGGGTTTTTTTATTTGTTCGATGGTGCTCACCTCCTTCATAATAAAATTGACAGAGGCAGGAGAGAAAGGAGCGAACTCTCCCGGCCCTGCCATATGTTAAGGCTCCATGGGGTTGGAGCGTTTAACCGTGTTACCAGTCACGGGGCACGACGCTGACCGCTCGGCGAGATCCTCCTCCGGACAGTCGCGACTCCAGCTCCGTGATCTCTTGCTTGAGCTGCTTGATCGCATCCCGGATCGTGTTGAGGTCTGTGTTGTATCTTGTCAGATTTCTGGATCCGACGCCGTAGCTCTGAACGCCACCGTTTAGCATTTCAGCTTCTCGGTTCAGGTATA